AACGTGGTCATAGCATTTTTCATAAACTCTTTTATATAAATATTTATGTATTTACATATATTCCCTTTTACCTTACTTATCTTATACTTTATATTTTCTCTTGTATTTATTTATAAATAATACTATGACTACTATGACGTAGAATATAACTACTACGGTTACAACAACTTAACGTGGACACCATATTTTCATTCTGGCACAATTGACCATATAGTAGCACTTTGTTATGACTATTTTGTGCCAGATTACGCAGTATAAATGCCAGACTACGTAAAATAGGTACTTATTTACGTAAAATGTGCCTGACCGCCCCATAACTCTATATTACATAATAAGTTATACGCATCAACCACTACATGTTGTGTCGAGGTATATACCTTTTGGTAGATGGGGACATTGCCAGTACAGAGCCTATGGAGGCATTATAGACGTAAGTTGATATATAATACAGACTTATGTAATTAGCACACATAATACGGAATAAAGTGCTATAAAAACGAAATAAAGTGCTACAAAAACCGATAATTAGTTCTAATCTAACAGGTATAGTGGAGACATATATTATGATAATGAAGTTTTGTACAAAATGCCACAAGCAAAAACCACTATCAGCATTCGCAGAATACCGGCCCGGCCACCACACAACTTGGTGCAGGCAATGCACAAGAAGCTGGGATGTACACTGTTACCCACCGAAAAATGATAGTCAACCACGTGTTGTTTTTGAAAGGTAGAGTGAAAATGACCAGACAATACAAAGATAAGCTATTCGATACACTATGGGTAAAACATTTAGCTACGTTTGACGAATTATGCCAATATAAACAACGTGCTACTCATAACATATTAGAAAAACGTAATAGACATAAATACTGGTACTGTGTATGTACGACCTGCAATAAAATCTACGTTATACGCTCTGATTATTTATCTCGCAAAGTATGCCGATGCCAAAGAAAAAAGACTTGACATCAGTTTAGTAATATGTTATGATAGTGATTATGGACATTATGCAAACGATAAAAGATATATGCAGCCGATACTATAAAACCTATGGACTAACTGCTAAAAAAATCAATAATGGTAATTGCGATGATTTTGCAAATGATATAGAATTTAACGGTTTTGGTTGTGCTGTTTGGGGCGATGAAGATTGGTTAAACTGGTCGTTAGATATTAAGAATCATCTTGACTGGTTTACGCATTTTGCACCTTTTCATTGTTTTATATGGTATGAAGGTAAATACTATGATAGTGAATGCCCAGAAGGTTGCGAGTATGCTGACCAATTACCATTTTATCAACGCCAAAAATGGATTGAGAACACAAGACGCAGATTACAGGTAGTTTAGTACCAACCGGCCAGCGTTCGTCCAACATAGAGCACGTCCGGGCTTCGGATTATGTCCGATAACAGTATTTATCAGGTTTCCCGGTATTTCTCGATATTTTAGTTGACATTACATTTCAATTATGATATGATAGTGATTATGAAGATATTTATAGACAAAAAGAAAATACAAATGATATCAGTAACAGGACGATTTTACCAGATAAACTGGCAATTATTCTGTTATTTGAAAAACCATAAGATTTTATTTTCAGTTAAAAAATGGGATGGACAATTTTGGCCGAGTTTTTTATGGCGGACAACATAGCCGATAGTGGCTAATTGAAAGTGAGGATGTAATATGAGTAGCTCAATAGATTGGTTTGAATGTCCTAAGTGTGGCGGTGATTGTACTGCTTATCGTGAACAGGATAATAGAACGTGTGAAGTTTATTGTGGTTGTTCCCAATGTGATTGGCACGGTGAACAACCTGTTAATGAAGACTGAAAGTGAGGATATAAAATGAAAACAAATATTTTAGTGCAATATCAAGGTGGCGGATATTCCGGTTGTTATTGGGAGTGGAATTACTTTTACATCGACAAGCAGGGAACGTTTCACGATATTTATTCGTCCGGCAGGAAAGCCGTTACCAGCATCGAAAACGCTAAAGAGTTATTCTGGGCTGATTGTAGTGGAACATACATTTACGACCTGAACAACAAGCAGGATATTGAGACGTTCAGCAAAGAAGCACATCCTGTCCATATCTCCGGCGTTTTACAGTGGTTTGAGGATAATCCCAATATTGGTATAGAGTTTTTCGCTGTATGTTCGGCTTGCAGGTGTGAAATAGATAGCTGCGATGGCATGATTATTGAAGACGAAAATCTGTTTTGTATTGAATGTTACTCAATCGGTGAATGCCCTTGTTGTGAATCTTATGTAGGTGAAACTAATATGATACAGGTAAACCCAGACGAACATCACGACTACAATTATATCTGCTCTGACTGTAAGGAATATCACGATATAGAACGGGGGATATGACATGATAACGAAAAAAGACTTTAAGGCGATAGCGAAGATTATCAGTAATATAACACTAACAACGATGAGGTCAAGTAGTAAAACAATTCAAGAAACGAGTATGGCATAGCGAGCAGGAAAGGTGGTGTAGTATGAAAGCCGGAAAAACAAATATCGAAATTGGTACTCGGATAAAAACAACAAAAACTTGGGATGCAACAATTATCACCGGCACAATTACACACTCTTTTGGCTGTTTTGGAATGTATGATTATGGTGCGATTGCAGGAATCTATATCGATAAAGAATATCAATCTCAATTTGGTGAAACTGGAAATTTAATGAAAAATGACTTTGAATTATGCAAATAACCCTTGACATTACAGAACAAATATAGTATAATACTATTATGAATCAGATACAACAAACATCCTTGTCAATACAAGATATTACAGAACACCATACAATGTTGGAACAACAGCATTGTATTGACCTATTCCTGCCAGCAGACCGTAGGCAGGAAGTGGCTGACGAAATGTTAGAACGATTTTGCGATACTTTTATAGGGGATTGATTATGTATCAAGTAGGCATGATTGTAAAATTTGAAAACGGTACAGAAGAGCAAAAGAAATTTGACTTCTGGAGCGAAGCATTGGCCTGGGTAGAATATCTTGCAAACGAGAATGAGTCTATTCCAGCAGATGTAAAAATGTGGATAATTAGATAATGGAGAATCAAAATGAAATTGATTAAAGAAACAGCATGGATGTTTTGTCGAGAATGTAAAAAATTCGATAATGGTGAACATCCAGACCGACCATGTAGCGGTAAAGCATTCGATTTTGTTGTCAAGGATGATGTAAAGTTTATGGATGAGTGCGGTTATGAATTTGATGAAAGTATTATAAGTGAGGTAAAACCATGAAACTTTATCGCGTATATACAGAAAACAAAAACTATCCAGACATTCTGGACTATTTAGATAAGCAATTTCCAGACGGTTATACCGTACTTCATGCAGACGGAGCATGGCAGGGACAGCGTGAGAAGTCACTGGTAGTTGAAATCATAGATGATAGGTACGATACAGACACTTATTACCACGAAGAAATTGAGTGTTTTGTCTATTGGTTGAAAAAACATAATGGCCAACAAGCAGTTATGGTACAAATTATCAATGTAGATATTCCTTCTCTTTAGCGTGTAGCATGACACGGTTGACCGCCGTGTTGTGCTATGGATTATGGTTTTATGGCCGATAGGCCGGAAAGTGAGGTATTAAATGAGAATATTGGAAAACAAAGAAAAGAATCTGGTGGATTTTACGGATTTAAGTGTAGGGGATTGTTTTAGATATGACGGTCAATTATATATTAAATCTGATTGTGACCAGGAAGCAGTCGGTTTGGTCGATGGTAACGCACTTAGTGAGCTGTGTAATACACGAGTAACACCGGTCAATGCCGAAGTGCATATCATTGACTAAACCTGTACAAGCGAAAGTTGTCCGTTCATGGAGCATGGGGCCAGACAGCTTGAGCTTGTTGAATTTAGCTAAAATGAATTAAGAAGTGAGGATTGATATGAAACAGCTAACAGACACAGAACGATTAGAAATTGCAGTAGATTTATTATCAGAACGTGATTTGGATGAATATGCAGAACAATGTGCAGAGCTTGAACGGGAAGGAATCCCGCTTGGTATGAAACCATTACCTAAACAAGAAAATTAATTGAAAGGTGACAACATGGCTTACACAGCAGGTGTAATAGTGTGTGCAGCGATAGTATTGCTTAGTATTGGTTGTTTAATAAGTGTTGTAGCGTGGTGTTTGGCTATTAGAAAGTAGTAGCATGACCTGTATACGTAAATGCAGAGCAGGTCAAGATAAGGATTGAAAGGGTTTGATATGAAAAAACTAATGAAAGAGGGATGGTGTTTTGAGATGTATGCAAATGCACTCGGTTCATTCACGGCTGTTGCTTATAATGGAGTTACAGAAATTGTAACTGACCATTTTACTTGGCGAGAACTTATTAAAGCTATTATTGCTAAAGTAAAAGAAGCATGACCCGTACACGCATTCGCAAACGCAGCAACAAACTTGAAAAACCGCTACCAGAGATAGCTCAGACATTCGCAGACCGGTTTATCGCTGGTTACGGCATTAAGGATGCTGAGCGAATAGCAAAACTATGTTATGAGAAAGTAGTGGCTTCACGTAAATCTCTTGAAAGGAAGTATGGAAAATGAAAGAGCAAGAACAAAATTTATTAGATGCAGCACGAGAAATTGTATATGACTTTAATCATTATGGAGAAGTATTACAAACTGGTGATAACGGGGAATATGGTACAGAAAGCTCTATCGGTATGTTAAGTACTGCGATACATCAGTATAAAAACAGCATACCAGCTAAATCCCAACACGGCCGTGAGTCGGACGAGGTGAAACCGCTGGCTCAGTATTTAAGTGAACATATTAACGATGAACTCGACTATGACGTTACATGGCGTGAATTGCTCGAACAAATACTCGATGCGTATGAAAATGCAGAGCAGGTTAAAATAAGGATTGAAAAAGTATGACTCGCCATATAACGCATCGTCAGGAACAGATATATCGAATGAGACACCATAACTTCGGTGGTATGACTACAAAACAAGTAGCAGTTAAGCTCAAAATCACAACACATAGTGTTGCCCGGCATTTGAAAAAAATAGAAAGAAAATTTCCACAGCTATTTCCGATTCTCACCAAACAGCAAGCAGATGTGTATCACATGTTTGTGCATGTAGGATTGGAACAAAAGGTTATTGCAGAAATATTAGGCATAAGTAGTAATCATGTTGCTATTCAAATTTATCGCCTTAAAAATAAAGGTATGTATGTGCCGTGCAGATTACACCAAGTGCTCTATATGCCAAGAGCACACGACCATCAAATAAAGCAAAAATTTTAACAGAAAGAGAGGTAAACAGATGAAAGCAGAACGCGTAAAATCGAAACAAAAGTTTGTACCAGTAATAGTCACGCTGGAAAGTCAGGAAGAAGTGGATTCTCTTTATACGATAGGGAATCACTGTAAAATTGGCCATATACTCCCTGCATTGAAAAGTTGGTATGGCCCCCTTACACCTTTTGTTTCTCATCAGTATCATGAATTATTTAGTAAACTCGATGCTGTAATACGATAAACAAACGAATCTATTAAGTCCCTGTCAACCACAGGGCATTTATGGAGCGTTGTCAAATTTAACTATTTGGGTAACTCGAAATCAGAGCAACAACCAGTTGCAATATCCGACATAGATTCGGCATTACCGGCTGGTTGTTGTTCATATTTAAGGAGCATTAAATGAAAAAACATTATGTAACAAGGTGGATATATCACAATAGTGTTTATGCTGATGCTATATGTGGAGAATATGTATGCACGTTACCGAGTCGAAAAGAATCTACTTATCGTAAAAATCATGTAACTTGTGGAAACTGTCAACGGGTTTTGAAGTCCAGAGAAATTAAAGCCCGATAAAACTATTTTCAAAAAAAAATTAAGATTTCACCGCGTAAAATCGATAATTAGTTCCAATTTTCCGGTATTATAGAAAGATACAATTTTATGGATAAGCGACTAATAACAGAAAAACAGGAACGAATACTTCGAGCATGTCATTGTGATTTCGATGGGCTTACTCAAGCAGAAGCGGCTGATAAATTAGGTATTAACCAATCGACAGTATCAAACGCATTAAAATGTATTGAAAAAATAATACCAGATTTTTTTCCAATATTGACTAAACTGGAAGCAAAGTGTTATCATTTATATATGATCGAAGGTTGGGATGTGGATGATATTGCCGAACATTTTGGAGTAACCCCTGATTCAATATATAAAACGTTAAAACGAGCAAAAGATAAAGGAATGTTTTTTTCAAATGCTAAAGGTTGTATATTAGCATATAGTCCAAACATGGATGGAAATGTAAAAAATAAATTTTAATCTTTGACCAGTCCGTGCTTCGCCGATAAAACAATGTAATTTATAAAGCAGCGGGACTGAAAAGGCGGGCTGGTCACTATTTCGTAGGAGAATGAATATGACAGAACAAAAGAAATGGGGACATCCTGAATTTTATAAACTTCTTGAACAAATGGCTGATTTACACTCTCGTAAAAATCACGATTATGCAGGAGAAAGCGACCCTCTTAAAAACCTTCGAGCTTGTGAACGATTGAACCTTAAACCATTTTTAGGTGTGTTAGTACGGTTACAAGATAAATGGTCACGACTTGAAGAATTTGTCAATAGTGGACAGTTAATGGTTAAAAACGAATCAGTAATTGATACATTAATGGATAATGCTGTATACTCATTACTCGCAATTATCCTTTATCAAGAGCAACAAAAAGATGAAAAACAACATGGATGCAACATCATAAAATAGGCGAAGCCCCCGGCTATTGGTCGACAAAAGAAGAAGCAGAAGCAGCCCTGGCCGCGTATTTGGAGAAAACGAAATGATATTAATTAATGAATTTATTGCTGCCGGATTAGTGGGTGCAATCATGGGATTTATCGGGGGCATATTTTTCATGGGTGTAATCTTATTAAGAAAAAAGTAATGAGAACCATTATGATTATAGGATTGATTCTGATGTACGTTATGCTTGGGATTGTCGACATTAGAAACCACAATATATCAACAGGCATATCAGCATTTTTGTTAGCTGTGGTGAATGGGTTATTATTTTTTGCGAGGAGTTTGAAATGATAAATACAGTATTTCTTGATATAGACGGTGTGCTTGCCAACTTCCGCAAAGGCATCCATAATATTTTCGACAAACCTTATGACTATTCTACATTATCTCCAAAATGGAAATTCTGGGATGATTGGCCTGATGTGACATTCGAGATGGTAAACGCTGCTTGTACTACTTCTTTTTGGGCAGGATTAGAATGGATGCACGATGGACATGACATATTGCGAGCAGTTCTCAACAAATTCAATGAGTATCAAATTTATTTATTAACCACACCTATGCCAAATCTTGAATCGACATCTGGTAAAATGATGTGGGTTAATGATAGATTACCGGTTTATCTTAAACATACTATCATCACCCAGGCTTCTAAAAGTTTGTTAGCTCGACCTGATGCTTTGCTTATTGATGACAAAGATAAAAACATAGAAGAATTTTGTAAAGCTGGCGGGCAAGGTATTCTTATACCGAGAGCATGGAATGAACTACACGGTTGGGCTAATGAATCGTCACAAATTGCCAAGAATAGTTTGGAGATGTTATAGTGAGAATTTTAGTAATAGGCGATCTTCACATCCCCTGGGAGCGTAAGGGTTATTTTAATTTTTGTTGTGATCTTCATAAAGCCTGGGACTGTGATACTGTAGTTTTTATAGGTGACGTGGTTGATTCTCATGCTGTTTCGTTTCATCCAAAACGCCCTGATATGCCGAGTGCCCTGCAAGAATACAAGCTCGCTAAAGAAGGGGTAAAACGGTGGTACAAGCAGTTCCCAAACGCTGTAGTGACTATTGGAAACCACGATGAACGAATTATCCGCGTGGCTAATGATAGTGGTATTCCTGATGTTTATCTTAAAAGCTACGAAGAAAACTGGGGAACGCCTAATTGGGAATGGAAATATGATCATGTTATAGATGACATCTATTTTTATCATGGTACTGGACAGGGTGGTGAATACCCTGCGTCCAATGCAGTACGAAAAATGTTGATGTCAAGTATTCTTGGACATAACCACACAGCATCCGGTGTGAAATACTATGCAAACCCGCAACGTAGAATTTTTGCTTGCGATGTTGGGTGCGGGATTGATGATACTAAAATGGCATTTGCATACGGGCGGCATAATAAACGGCGTAGTATACTTAGTGCTGCTGTTGTTATTGATGGTGTCCCTTATGTCGAGCCTATGAAGATCGGCAAAGGTGAACCATATCACGATTCGAGATTCAAATGAAAATTGAATACATAATCATACTATTAATACTCTGGATGTTGGTCCATACCACGTGGACTCATAGGAGATAGTGATGGGCAAGGGCGATAAGCGAAGACCATATAGTACAACTCCTGAAGAGCGTGACCTACGGCGTAAGTATGCTACAACTAAAATGACATTCAATCAATATGAACGAGCATATCGTAAACTAATAAAACAAGGACTTATCAAAAGAAACGGAAGGATATTGAAATGAAAAAGGGTGATAGAGTAGTAATTGATGATGGTAGTTTTTCAAAACAAGTAAAAGATAATAAATTAAGTCATGGTCCCGGCGGTGATCGATATAAAAACTTGCAGGATGATGACCGCAAACAATATGTAATTATCGAAACCGGTTGTAGTTTTCCAAAAACTGGTAGCCAACATACATGCAACAACACGGTAATCCAGATTATTAAGTCCGACAAAGTGATATTCATCGAAGAACGTTTCCTGAAACTGGTGTCGTCAAAGCATAAGTCGCCAAAGCATAAAATTATGATTAATCTGATTCACCATTTTGGTTATGGTATGGGTGGAGATATAATCGAAATCTCTGACAAACTCTATAAGGAGATCAAACGCGAAGCACAATGATAACCCAAATCCTCGACAAAATTAACTGGCCAACTGATGTCCTGCTTCTGGATTTTGAGACTTTCTTCAGTGTCGATTACTGCATGGGTAAAGGCAAGAAAGCTCTATCTATTATAGAATATGTTACTGATCCCCGGTTCGCATTTACCGGTCTTGGGGTACAAGTCAATGATAAACCACGAAGATTTATCCCTGGTCCTTATGTACCTTATATGGTCGGACGGTTAAAAGAACGATTTGGAAAAGCATTACATAACTGTACTGTAATTGCCAAAAACAACAAATTTGACTGTTTGATTTTGGTTGAGAAATTTGGCATTTATCCGCCATATACTATTGATGTTGAAGATCTTAGCCGATATTTTGATAGTCGCATGAGTCAGGCATTAAAAGATTTATGTAAGTTATTCAAACTGCCAGCAAAAGGCGACACCAAGCAATTCAAAGGACTGTATTGGGAAACAATGTCACCAGAGCAACGTCAGGCTATGAAAGAATATTGTTTAGGAGATATTAAGAATGAAAAATCGCTTTTGGAAATTCTGTTACCGATGCTTAATAATGCAAGTACGGAGCTTAATCTCGCGCGCCATACGCTTAACCTTTATCTTAAACCGATACTTAAACTTGATACGCAACAAGCTACGAAAATCACGGTCGAAATGGGCCGAGCGTTATCTGAGGACTTATGTAAAGTAGTTTGGATTCTTAAATACAGGACCAAAGCCAAACCAAATATCCCGAAAATAATGCGTGCTAAGAAAATCTTTCCATCTATTCTTTTAGATGTTCTACCTAAAGGTGAAACAGTGCCGATGAAACAGGGTAAGAACCAAATGATCCCGGCCACTGCTCAGAACGATGTAGCGTTTCAATATCTCCTGGCACACAAAGATGAGAAAGTGAGGCTATTATGTCGAGCGAAAGCTGCCTGCTCAAGCTGGCCTTTACATCAGAGTAAAGTTCATCGTATGGTCACACAGGCTAATTGTTGTGATGGATTGATCCGAATGCCGCTAAAATATTATGCTGCTCATACGGGTCGATGGGGCGGAACAGGCGGCTGGAACCCGATGAATCTGGGTGGTAAAGGTCGTGGTCGTCCAATTCATCCGTTGATAGCACAGGTACGTGGAACACTAATGGCACCAGATGGTTACACACTAATAATTGTTGACAGTGCACAAATAGAAGCTCGTGAATTAGCCTGGGCAGCACACCAGAATGATCTTGTGAAAGGGTTTGCAGATGGTAAAGATATTTATTCTGAGTTCGCTTCGGATTTATTTCAAGCGAAAGTTTGGAAGCCAAGCGAGGAAGAAAAGAAAACTTCTGAAGGCCAAACGGCTGATATTAGAAGAGGCTTTGGCAAAGATGCCATTCTCGGATGCGGATACGGAATGGGTACTAATACTTTTTTCGACCGTTGCCGACAAAACGATACTTTGCGTCCCCTCTTCGATGCTGGAGAATACAACTGGAATTTTATTGACAAACTCATCAAAACTTACCGCACTAAATATACCAATATTCCTGCCTTCTGGGCCGAAATTGCAAAGTGTTTTCGATGGCCTACCAAATACCCGAAAGAACGAACTGTCTATGAAATATCTGAGACGGCTAAACTCATATTCACGCGTTCTGGCAGCACAACAAAAATGCAACTCCCATCAGGACGAATAATGAACTATCGTCATGCTATAGTATCACCTAAAGATAATGGTATCAAGTATCTACACGGACATCTCTGGGGTGGATCAATCACGGAGAATCTAATTCAAGCGATGTGTCGTGATTTGTTAGGTTTCTGGTTACTCTGCTGCGAAAGATGCGGCATTAAGATAGTATTACATTCATATGATGAACTTGTAGGATGTGTGCCGATAAAAGAGGCTGAATATAGTTTAGCTACGATGATAAACATAATGACACAAGGTCCAGCCTGGGCTGATGGGTTGCCGTTGGCTGCTGAAGGTATGGTTAGTGAGAGGTATTGTAAATAATGAAACGATTCAAACGACACATAGACCTAATCCGTTACGCGGTCAGGCGTGCGATTCACCGGATTGACATTTTGGAACCTGAGAAACATGCCGAAGAGCTTGCAGCTTATCTGAAGAAAGCTGATTGGCTGCAACGAACTGGACAAAAGTTGAGGAAGATGAGATGAAAAGAATAATATGTTGGTTAATCGGCCATAATTGGTTTGTTTTTTGGCCAGATGAAATTCGTTTCCGAGAGGGAATAGAAACATTCAGATATAAATGTTGCATCAGGTGCTCGAAGATAATAAAATTTGATATTCAAAAAGCAGAAAAACCTTTATCCCCTATTGATTGCAATCAAAAAACTAAATGGGTAAATTATTGTGAAATCATTTAGTAACCAAACTGATAAAAGTAACGACTAACATGAAACGCCAAACAAAGCTCCAAAAATTCAATGACCTCGCTAACGCCTATCACCAGATTCGTAGAGGAGAAAAGGTGAAACGAATTGGGAGTAAAGACGGGAGCATAGCCACACACCCGGTAGTGTCAGTTGATCCTAAGAAACTTGAGTGTGAGGTTCTCGCTAATTGTTTATCTTGGTTAAAGAGACATCACGTGTTCTGTAACCGACATGATGCCGGCACATTTCAGAATAATCGGGGGCAGTGGGCATCTTATGGCATAATAGGATCAGGTGATATTCATGGTATGCTTAAATATGACGGTCAGCATTTTGAAATTGAGTGTAAGCGTGGTACAGGTGGTCGGCTTAGTATAGAACAGCAAAAAAGAATGAGAGACGTTCGTGAAAATGGGGGTATTTACTTAGTTATTCATGGAATTTCTGAATTAGAATATTATTTTAGGGATTTAATATGAAAATTTGTAGTAGATGTGGTAAAAAATATCCTGCAACCATAGAGTATTTTCGTAGGCATAATCAAAAAAGAGACGGTCTTAGGCCGGAGTGTAAATTTTGTTGGTCAGATGATAGTAAAAACAGATATTATAAGAGAAAATATGCCAGTAAATATTATAAAACTGTTATTGGTCATCTAAATGGTGTTTATCAAGGAATGAAAAATCGTTGCGAAAATCCAGAAGCACATAATTATAATTGCTATGGTGGCCGCGGAATCGAATGTAAATTTAATTCAAGAGTAGAATTTATTGATTATGTCTTAAAAGAAATTTTTAATATTGATTTAGACGGCTTACAAATAGATAGAACTAACAATAATGGAAATTATGAACCCGGGAATATTCGATTTGTAACCCGTAAAGAAAATCTTGCGAATAGGAGAAATTCAAAATGATCGGAAAATTAATCTGTTGGTGGACCAAAGAACATAACTGGTCTAAATGGACTGGGTTAAGATATACAGATGATCGAACATGGTATTGGACACGACATTGCCATAGATGTTCAAAAATAGAGAGCACATTGGAGAAACCAGAATGATATTTCAATGGAGTAAGAATCCAGAATATACTATTACAACTTGGTATGATTTTACTAACTGGAAATTACCATTTGGTATTAATTGGAGATGGTTTGCAGATGCAGTAGAAAGTAAATGTTTCACTTTTGAATTTATGTTTCTATGTTTCGGGATTGAAATAGAAATATGGTGGTGGGAGAAAAAAATATGAAAAAATTAATACTTTCAGCAAGTTCAATCGGTGCATTCAAAAGTTGCCCCGTCAGATTCCGCAACGCATATGTATATGGTATCCGAAAAATAGAAGACAGTGAATCACAACGAGTGGGAACATTCTGGCATTTGCTTCTTGAAACCGCTGCACTGGTACCGGGGAGTGAATGTCCCAGTGCACCATGTCACGAAGATCCAGAACCTTGTGTGATTTGCGAAGGTACTAATATTGTTCCTGGCGACATCATGGAAGCCGTAACTCGTGTATTGAACAAGGCTTATGAAGGCATTGAGTTCAACGATCCTACTGCGAAAGAAGTTGAGCGAGTGACATTGCTTCATGCACTTGCCGGGTATCGTTGGTACTATGGTAACACGCTTGAACCAGTTGTTGCTACTGAACAATATTTCAGTTTACCATTACTCAATCCTCAAACTGGACATCCTATACCTGACGTGTTTATCAAAGGCCGAATAGATAAATTAATTGAACTTGTTAACGGTATTGCTGTTAAAGAGCATAAATCAACCAGCAAGTCTATCGATCCTGATTCAACTTATTGGGGTCATTTGAATCTCGATGTCCAGACCACTATGTATGTTTATGCCGCCAGAAGGATGCAGATCGATAAGGTGCTTGCGGGTGCAAATTCACTTATTAACACAGTCAAGTACGATGTGTACCACAAGCCAACAATCAGACCAAAGAAACTCACTCAGGGTGATAGTAAGAAGTTTGTGAAGGATGGAATGTATATGGAGCAGAAGTTTAGAGTGGTACAGGGCGATGACGGTTATTATAGTTATCGTGTTAATGGGGCTAATGCTGTAGCTGAACTCGGCTCAAAATCCGGTACTTTCGCCATCCGCGAGACACCTGATATGTTCGGTGCCCGGTTGTTCAAAGACATTACTGAACGCCCTGAGTTTTATTTCCGATGTATCGAGCTTACCAGAACTGATGCTGAATTGAAGGCATTTGAACAAGAGCTTTATGACATTTGTAAGAACATGCAATTTATGATTAGGTCAGGTAGGTTCTATACTAATGAACACGCCTGCGAAGCTACATTTCGGTGTGATTATATCGAACAATGTTATAACCGCGTACAGGTTGATCCAGATCACATTCCTGATGGATTCAAAAGGATCTTCAAATGAAAAAGATAAAATTAACACAAGGCAAATATGCGATTGTGGATAATGCTGATTACGAATTGGTATCTAAATATACATGGTGTGCCAGTAAACAACGTAATGGCCGCCATTATGCTATAACAAATTTACCATCAAAAAGTGGTAAGCATGTTATGATTTATATGCACCGATTGATTTTAGGCTTAAAAACTGGTGATGGCAAAATAACTGATCACATCAACAGAAATAGTCTTAACAACCGTAGGCGTAATTTAAGAATTGTTTCAGCGAGTGATAGTAATAGAAATAGAAAAGGATACGGTAAAAGTAAACAACGTGGTGTAAGTTGGAGTGAAAGGAAAAAGAGATGGAAAGTCAGAGTTACTATTGGTTCATTCAGTACTGAAGTTGAAGCTGTACAAGCTTTTAAGACAGCACGTAGAATGTTAGGATTAATTTAAGGAGAATGGCTAATGACAAAAACTGAAATCATATTCCAAAAAGAATTAAATCTAATCCACGATCAAAAAATCAGACAGTTTGTTATCGAATGTTTCGACAAACTTTGTCCCAATTACTTCTGGACTTGTCCTTGTAGCACATCAGGTAAGTACCACCCACAGGTAGCACTTGGTGTAGGTGGTCTGGTTCGACATACTAAACTCGCTGTATGGTGGGGGCTTGAACTAATAAATGCCCTGAGAAAATCACCTGGGATAAAAAATATTCCCTCTGATAAACTAATTGATGAAACCGTTGCAACACTTTTATTACACGATATGGTTAAGAATGGTAAGGGTCTGAACGCTCAAGGTTATCCACTTGAATCTGGTGTTACAGGAACACATGGAGTGGCATTGGCAAATAAGATATTCAGAAATCACGATATTCCTGCATTGGATTCTGATCCATTCGATAGAATCTATAAAGGAATCGCTGGCCACATGGGAATTTGGACCACTGATAAAAGATATAGACCAAATAATATGGTACGCCCTATGATACAAGCCTTCGCACAACTAATCCATTTAGCTGATTACTGTGCCAGTCGTAAAGTTGATGAAATATATCATAAATTAGAACAGGAGAGAACTAATGACCTTAACTGCGAAACCGCCACACAAATTGCCGAGAAGAGCAAAAATAGAATTACCCAAAGCCCCCCCTGCCCCAGTATCCGCAAAAACTTCAATGTCACAGACCGGGCACAAGACAAAGAAAGTCAATAAAACATTCCAAGTAGCTGTATGGGGTGGTGACAATGAGGGCGAGAAAATCATCATGTACGCTGATTCGGGTATGGGGAAAACCACACTTGCTTCAATGTTGCCTACACCTACTTTCGCTGGTTTAGACGATGGTGGTCGTAAGATCAGACATCCTATCACTGGTGAACCACTAAAAAATATTCCGGGTATAGAAACATTTGTTGATTTCCGAGTAGCCACACAACAACAAGATCTTTTCAATAATTATGAGACATATGTTGTTGATACTGGTAACATACTTGAAGGTTGGGCACTTGATTGGATGTTACAGAATGTTATGGGTGACAAGGGTACTTTAATGAAAAACATCGAACAATATGGATGGGGTAAAGGTTATCGTCACTTATATGACACTATGCGTTTACCGCTTGCAGACTTTGATGCCCTAATCAGACGTGGCAAAAACGTTTGTATTCTTTGCCAGATGAATCAGATCTCTATAGCCAATGCTGGTGGTGAAGACTATCTTTGTGATGTACCCAAACTTCAACCTAAGCATGGTGCTACTCCTGCGATCTGGGGCCTGTGGAATGAATGGGCTGATCATGTGTTCAAGATCAGCAATGAAGGCGTTATTGCTGCTAAGGATAGCGAGAAATCTAAGGTTGCCAAAGCTACGTCAACTGGTAATAGAGTCATTCATGTTCATGCACCAGAAGTTCATTACAAAGCTAAGTCCAGGACTATACCATATAGGTTTCCTATAGTATCATTTGATAATCCTACGGATGATTCGATTTGGAAGTTCCTGTTTGGGGAGTGTTGGCGTGATATTCCAGAGGAAGGAAGTGAATGATGGAACAGTTTGAGAAATGGTTACGACACGCTAAACATGCTAATTTTACGTGGGAAGAAGATGCCAAAGATGCTTGGCGAGCAGCTTTGAAAGAAGTGTTAAAACAACTAAATGATATTTATAGTAGTGATTTTGAAAATTCTGAAATAGTAAAATGGATTGAACAAGAACTGGGAGACACATAATGGGCATAAAACTAAGAGGACCAGCACCCGGTAGGAATGACCCATGTCCCTGCAAGTCCGGGCTTAAATTTAAGTGGTGTCACGGAGATAGCGGTAAAGCAGCAGCATGTGACCGTGTAGCCTTTGAGCATATGTCATTGCTGATAATAAAAGAACAACATAAACGTAAAATTATATCAGATGAACAATATAAAACATTCATGGAAAAATACAAATCTGATTTCATACCGAAACCAGTTACAGATAAAGACGTAGAAGAATTAATAGCCAGTACCGGACTAACACGGTGTGCATGTGGTGCGGTGATACCGGATGATTGTGAGAAGTGTGTTAAGTGTAAGAAAAAATCTTAATTAGAAAGGGTAAAACATGGGACTTGACAGAATTGGAACGTTTAGATGTAAGGCACTCGAATGGGGTGTCGATGGTAAAAAGAAAAAAGGTACTAACACAGAACTACCCTGGTTCAACGTAAGGGTTTTGCTTACGGAAATCTACGATCAAAAAGAGGGTAAATGGTTCAATTACACTGAATATGAAGCTGAGATTACTGCATTCTTGTGTCTCTATGGTGCCATTAAAGCTAAAGATGGAGAAATTGGACCCACACTTAGTATGGATCAGGTCAAGAAAGTATTCAAGTGGGATGGCAGATCACTGGTTCAGCTTGCTGGTGGTGATTATAGTGAGCTTGAGTTTCAAGTTAGAATTGGCGAGAATACTTATGAAGAGGCTACATATCCATATCAAGTTAATTGGATTAATGAATATGATGCTGATCCTGTAGCTCAACTCCGCAAACTCGATGCTAAGGAGCTTAAAGATTTGGACAAACAATTTGCTGCTATGGGTGCTAAAAATGCAACACCAAAACCAGTAGCTACTGCTGCCAAAGCTCCGGCTAAAGTACACCCAGCACGAGTACCTGCTGATGATAAACCACCAACATCAGCAGAAAAGAAAGCTAAGATGGCTGAAAAATCAGCTAAGAATTTGGCAGCAGCGAAAACTAAAAAAGCTGTTACATCACCACCGCCAGCACAAACCGCTTCGACAGCACCACCGCCGAAACCAGTTAAAACTACATGTACTGTAGAAGAGGCTTGGGAAGCAGTATTGCAATTACGCGATCCTACTATTAGTGATGATGTAATTACTGAAGTATGGCAAGATAGTATTGCTGAAATCGCTGGTCCAGAAGTAGTATCAGAAGATGTTACTAATGAACAATGGTATCAGATTAAAGACAAGACATTGGAGAGTGTAGCTAAGTTTTAACGAACGTATGTATGATGCTGGCGGTACGATTCAGCGAGACACTGAAACGCAATTTATGTTGCACGAATAGGGCAGGTTAGAATCCTGCTCCGCCAGCATCTATTTTTGAGGTAACATAAAATGGCATATGAAAATGAAGGATTACCTGGTCTTTATAAAAAAGAGAGAGAGCGAAGAGCAATTGCAGCCTCACCTTATGGTGTCGAGATAAATAGTAATAAAATCAGGGAATTGGAAAAGCGAATTATAGAACTTGAAAAGAAAATAAAATGACCCTAACTTTCGCTGAACAATTTGAAGTCTACAAGAATAATGTCACTAAAGGCATGTTAGAACATTTAGCTGAGGAACTCGGTGTCACTATAGAATCTTTAGAAACACTCGGCGTAGGATATTGTCCCGGCGAATATGTTTGGATATTCGCTGAGCGTGATGCCAGGGGTGACATTATTGGTTTACTTAAACGATACCATAATGATAAGAAGTTTATGGAACCGGGATCTAAACGTGGGTTGATTTATGCCTACAATTCAAATCACGCAATAGGAGATAAAAAATATGAAGCAGGAAAATATCGCTGGATTAACATCCAAGACCAGGCAGATCTCATATGCCCAATCTGTGCGAGTACAAGGTGGTGCATGGTATCGGCTGACAACCCAGAGGATCCATCTGCCGTTATATGTAATCGTATACATGATGGCTCAGTACGAGAACTACCAGGTGGTGGCTATCTTCATATTCTTAAAAAAGAACGGCAACAAAGTATGGGAACATTTGGAGTTCTCTCAGATACCGATCTCCCGATCATCATCGTGGAAGGTGCATCTGACGTGCTTGCGGCTATGGCTCTGGGCTTCGTGGCAGTTGGTCGGCCTTCTGCTGAAGGGGATATGGAAATCCTTAAAAAGATGCCTCTCGCGGGTAAAGAAGTTTGGGTCATAGGCGACAATGACGCTGGTGCTGGTAAGGCAGGGATGCAAAAAACTTATCTCAATATCAAAGGCATGACTGAGAATATCAAGTGTATACTTCCGTCAAAAGGAATCAAAGACTTACGACAGTGGGTACAGCGTGGGCTAACTCAGGCTTCACTGTTTGAATATGTTGGTGAACACGGTGATGATAATAAGGAAGTAGATCCCAATTTGTTTACAAGTGATATAGCTTACCTCATTGCTGAACGATTTATGACCGAGCACCACATGTTAAATGGTGTGCCGATACTTCGTAATTATCATGGTCAATGGGCACAGTGGGCCGAAGATCATTATAAAGATTTATCAATGCCAGCATTCAAAGGTGGGTTGTATAGATTTCTTAAAGGTAAACAGTGTGAAAAAGTTAATACACAGGGTGTAGTAAGTATAGTGCCATATAAACCTACCAGAGCAAAAGTGAATGATATTATTGATGCTCTAAATATATGGTGCCCGGTAGAACGAGATCCACCATGTTGGCTCGATCACGAAGATCATTTACATCCGAGTAATCTTATTATTTTCAAAAACGGTATGCTTGATGTGAATGAATATATAAAAGGTAATATTGTTTTACATCCTTTAGATCCGCGATTATTTACTTATAATATTTTTCCTTATGACTACAACGAAAATACTGAATCAAATTTACATAGAGATACTTGTAATCAAATATTTAATGGAGATGTTGAGTGTGTCAGAACATTAGCTCAGTGGTTTGGTTATAATCTCGTACCTGATATGACTCAAGAAAAATTAATGCTCTTTATCGGTGACACAAGATCAGGCAAAAGTACATTGCTTGAAACATTGCATAGTATGCTTGGTAGAGATCAATATAGTGCTACCAGTTTTCAAGCATTAGCTAATACTCATGGTTTATATTCACTAATAGGTAAACTTGCTGCTACACTTGGTGATGCAAGAACTCCAAGAAAAGGAGAGGCTGATGCTGCGCTACAAACTATATTACAAATCAGTGGCGGTGATCCTGTTACAGTAAACCCTAAATATATACAACCATTCGATGTTCATTTGACCTGTCGATTTACTATAGCCATGAATAACCTTCCTGGTTTTTCAGATCCGGCTAAGGCATTTGTAGCAAGATCCATTATTCTTAATTTTCCAAATTCATATGTTGGTAAAGAAGATTTTACTTTGAAAGAACGTTTGAAAAAAGAAGCCAAAGAAGGCAAGTTGATTAATTTTGCTTTACGGGGCTTAAAAGATCTTAGAGAACAAGATAAATTTATCATGCCCGCATCTTCCAAACCTCTTTTGCTACAATTAGAAGAGATAACTGCACCAGTTACAGCATTTGTTAGTGAATGTTGTACTAAACATCCAGAAGCTACTATAGTTATAGATCAATTATACGAAGCCTGGGTATATTGGTGTCATAAATCGGGACATAAATTTGGCAATAAAAATTATTTTGGTCGTTGGTTCAGACAAGCCTGTCCTACTATTGTTGCTTTTCGTTCTTCGTTAGATGGTAAGCGGCAACGCGCATATCGTGGGATTACACTTGCTGATTGGGTGTACTCTGCTTATTTAGGTCGTCCTAAGAATTAGGAGATATGAAATGAAAATATTCAAACGAATAAAAAGATGGTTATGTCCACCAAAACCACCAACGCTCGAACAAATGAAAGATTTAGTTGAAGTTACTATAATGAATCTTATCACTGAAGATTTTCATCTTGTGCTTGGCACCAAACAACAATATTTTTTAGCATGGATTAGTAATAGATATTGTCCAATATCTTTTAACATTATTACTCTTTTTGAATGTCGATATAATGCACGAAATTTTGTAAATTATGTTAGATCTCAATTAAGAAAGGCAGGTATTAAATTATGAAAGACCAAAAAAACATTCTATTAGTAACAGCATGTGTTATCTGCTTAGCCATCATCAGTTGCAGATCGACGATGGACCGAGTGACACCATGCACGCAAACGGAACAGTCCTACGAATATGTGCACGAATCACTTGATGGTTTCAAGGAGATCGATTCGCTGCACAACGTGAAGAAACTCCGTAACGAGATCATTATCAAGCATCGAACAGAACAGATTGGCTATCTGCGTGCAGCAGAAGATGATGATAATGCTAACAGTGATGCCATCGGTTTTATAACCGGCAACATCAAAGAAGCTGAGTATCTTCAGGGTATTGTTGTAGGGAGCAAAAACCAGCCATTTAGTTTATTAGGAATACTCGCAGGTATAAGCGGGGGGACCGTTATCGGCAAAATGTTAAAACGCAAACAAGATTTTGACCCAGCAGAAATGGAGATTGAAAGAATACATGCTTACGAACAGGGTAAAACAGATGGGAAAAATGGTATCTCCTGAAGGATTTTTCAAAATTCCCAACACTATAGGTTATTGGGTAAATAAAAATGGGAAGATATGGTCTGGATACAAACGAGAATTAATGAAATTTCAAACTTCAAAGAGTGGTCATTTGTATATAGATGTTCGTAGACCTAAAAGACGAAAAGGTTTTATCCACAAACTTGTGCTTGAAACTTTTATTGGTTCTTGCCCAGATAATATGGAGTGCAGACATTTAGACGGGAATCCTAAAAACAACAATATTAAAAATTTATGTTGGGATACCAGAATAAAAAATTCTCAAGATAGAATATTACATGGGCGGGCTAAGAAAAAACTAATTAAAGAAAAAGTTAAAAGAATATTTTATTTAAGAAATGTGAAATTGTTTACCCATCAAAAGATTGCAGATATTTTTAGAGTTTGTAGACAAACTGTAACAGATATTTTGAATAGAAAATATTGGAGACACACATGTCAAACATTAAAATTACAGCAGAAGTAGACGGCAAACAAGTGCCGTTAGAAAACATCAGTACAGAAACATTTGAAGCGATCAAAGCGTTGGAGAAGCCGAAAAAGATTCCGGTGGCGAGGGTTGGGAATTATATAGGTAATCTGAATGATAAACGATTATTTTTGAAAATAACCGACAGCATCAGAAATAACATCGCTTGTGGTGATTACTTTCATACGATCGCTATAAATTTAGATAGTGGTTTCGTTCAAAATTCTTGGTCGAAATCCGATAAACACCTTAAAAACCTTAACGGCCTTTATGAGAATATCAAACCCCTATGACCCACTTCCAATCTAAAACACACATAATCCTGTGGCTTGAGAATAATTGTTCCCGGCAAACCATAGTCCGGGCATTAAGTGAAGGCCAGGTTGAGTTCTTCGGTGGTTTTAATCCTATACCGCCAACGACTCATCCTGGTTGGATCATGCGTATCACATCTGTACACGGTCGGATTTGGTATGTTGCAGTGATCTGTTATGATCATCGATATGGAATCAGGATTCTCAGAGACGTGCCCTGGGGAAGTTGGGTTGGTACATTTACGTGGGGTGGATTTAGAGCACAGTTGCATAGTGGTGATCATCCTGAAGAGTATTTAGAATTTAGGAGAATTTGGAATGAAAACAAAATATTTTACAACCACACATAGCCGCGAATCATTTCTGTTTTTTAACGTGCGTGATATAAACAGAGAAGGACTTGTATCACCTATACTTTGGTGTAGAGATGGTGAGTTTAAGTTAATACAAAAAGAAGTGGTGTTGAATCTGATAGACCTGGCTGAAGCATTTGCCAAGGTGCAGGGTAATACTACTAACCCACAACTTCAAATCATGTGGTCCCAAGGCATTCCGATTAGTAATCTGGCAGGTAGAGCTTTGATGGGAGAATGAAAGATGAATGAAATAACAGATAATAGAAAATACCCATGCCCTAAGTGCGATATTGGTGAACTATATGATAGTGGAACAATGTTTGTGTATATAATATTGTGTAGTAATCCAGATTGTGATTATGAAGATATTGATTATTATAATTGCGGAAGTATTGAATGAGATTATTTAGTCAACAAAGCAATCAACAATCCTAATGCTATCACGAGCACAGGAATAGTTACCATCCAATGATGACGTATGTGATTACTGAACTGTGTAGTTAATCCATCAACTCGTTCATCCACTCGAATTAGAAGTTCATCGCGTTCTTCGCCTGTCATTTCGGTTTCCTTTTCGCCGGTGCAGCACGTCTGACTGGACCACGCCTACCCACTGGTTCTTCCTCTTCTTTCGGCAGCACACGTTTTATTTCAGGTACAGGTACACCATATAACATCCCAACGTTTTCAGCTAATCTACCGATACCGCGCATAAAAGCCTCTTCAGCTTCTTTGTTTTCACCTTTAAGAAGATGGGCTGTTGCTTCTGCCATATCCGGTGGAGCTTTTAATATCATATTAACTACTCTAACAGGAAATGCTTCCAATGCTTCGCCAACATAACTTGTTTTTTCTTCCATTAAAGTATCTATAAATTTGTTGACTGTTATTTTGAGAGCTTTGCCAAATACAGGAAACATATCCATCCAGGAAGTTAAAAACTCTTCACCAATTTTAACAAGACTTTTACGTTCTCTATATAAAAGTGCCGCCATAGCAAGACGTAGAAATTTATTAACGGCATAACCTGTAAGAACAGATCCGGCTTTTTGGGCGAATATTGCTTTATTGTCAAGACTTTTTGGGCTATGATCATAATCTAATTTGGCTTCATTGAATATCGTAAGTGATTTTTCGTGGAAAGAACGAAAAAGCAAATATATCCGCCTTAAACCTTTTTGGGATGTAAGATATGATCTATTCCATTTATCCCATGATGGTTGTGTTCTTTGCCAAAGATATTCAGCACGTTTTGTAATAAGTTGTTTCCATTGTTCGGCTGTTTGTCTTTCTTCGGGGGTTGCATTTTCTTCTTTAGCTTGAATTTCTTCCCACATTTCGATATTCATTTCGGGCATATTATTTACATCTTTGTTGGCCCACCATTTAGTAGATAATCCTTCTATTGTATCATTTCGTGCATCCTGATATTCATCCCAAGCCATTACCATACCATCTGCTAAGGCGCTACCATCAGCCATTTTTATTGCCCATCCCATTTTATTTATATCAGAACTTTTACCACCAGTCCACATTCGTAATACTGAATCAGATTGAGCCATTTCTCCCAATTCAAGGCTACTATGAGCCATATGAAACCGATCCCAGGCAATATTCGATAATCTTAATGTCCTTTGTATATTTTTCCAACCTAAACCAGCTACTATATTTTTCATATATTTTGGTGAAACACAAGCACCATAATTAAAAGTTGATGTCTTCTGGCTGGCTACAAGCCTTGGATTGAAGTGTAAAACTGCACGATATAATGCTGGTAAATGTTTTGCAAAAAACGCAGAAAAATTACCTTCTGACACCGGAAGACTTTGAGCTTGTTTATGAATCGCAAGAATATGATGACGTACTCGACCATATCCTTTTTGATCAAGTATTGTAGCTATATCAGGATTATTAAGTAAAGTTCTCGATGTCCGAGAAGCCTCAGCCATACCAACATAATCAGCCGTAGCATTTTCAAAAGAACTAAACTCGCTGAAAACATCACCTACAATTAGTGGTAATGTGCTTTTGGTTCTATCTTTGAACATACCTTTATCTTCAATAAAATTAACACCGAACTGGCCCATTTTTCCTATTCTGATTTTACCAGCTATTTTTGGCGGCATATAAACTCTAAGGCCAAACCAATTTGGTTCAGTAGCTATTTCTTTTCCTTCAATTCGCTGCGAAACCATATTTATTGATGGCTTCCAAATTAATTCCCCGATTTCTAATATTGTATCTACAACTGCTTTAGCTTTTGGGTTTTTTTCTACTTTTCGTTGTATGTCATTTATACGTTCTTTCGATATTTTGTCTGTCATGTTTCCATGTATTACTAAACCACCACCTAATAAATGTTGCATTCCGGCTTCTTGGTTAGCATATAAATAAATGTGTATCAAATTAGCCCAAGTCATTTTATAATCTTGGCCATTTATCGTTTCAACAAAAGTTTCCGTTGCCGCGCCTTCACTAATCATTTGGTGAGTTCGTAATCTTGGATTTACAGATCTTCCCATCTTAGCTAAATCATTATCAGTTACGCCTAATTCTTGTAATCTATTAAGAAGAGCTTCAGTAACTTGTCGCCCATGCCCATTTGCGGTTTCCACACCATATTGGATACCTTTATCAAGCACTTCTGAAAAAATTCCTTCTATGCCACTATCAAGTTTTCTTGCAAGATGGTAAACTGGTGTATTGTCAATACCAACAGCAAAGTTTTTTGCTCGCTGCCGCATACTTTCCGTGCCAAAACCTATTTCAATAACGGCTGGTATTTTGCGTCTGGGTATGAGCGTTTCTAAAGTTTTAATAACTTCACCATAAATTTCACGCATTGAAGTTGCTCTACCGGCGACATTGATGGGCATATCATAATCTTCAGGTAGCAGTTCTTTCGGTACACCATAAGACTCTTCAAGGGCTGATACAAACTCGTTTCGTTCTGTCTTAGACATATCTTTCATAGAACGTTTGCCTGTTACTATTTCAGCAAGGTCACGATACTCTTCATCAGTAAGTTCAGCCTGGCGTGCTATCTTATGACCTAATGCCAAAAGATTCTTTTGGGTTCTCTTTATTGGTGGCGGAGTTACTGGTTGTGTCTCTCGTTCTAATATCGCTTCGATGTTAGAACGATTTCTGCTAAGAAAGGAGAGTTCATCTGATTCTTCTGGGGTTCGTATATCTTTAGGGCGACCGATTAACCAATTAGTATCTTCGAGATATTTATCAACATATTCTTTATTAGAAACTTGTTTAGATTCACCAGTTATTTTATTTTTAATCCAGAATAATTCCTCTTTTACTGAAACAGGTGTAGCTTTCAGCTTTAACTCACGATACCTGAGTTCTGCCTCATTCAACTTATTATCCACTTGTTCATTAGTAAGACCATACTGATGTCCTATAACGTGATCTGGTGTCTGAGGTTCTATCTCTTCGATTGGTTTTTTGGTGAGTTCTTCTATAGTAGGGGGAGTTGTAATTGGTCCAGTTTGTTTCAATACAAGAACACCATCAGGCATTTCTGTTATAATTTCACCACCTTGAACAACATCACTTACATCTTCAACTTCTTCACCATACCATCTTGCTGTTTCTTTGTTCCTTGCTACCCAAACAATATCTCTTGAAGATCGTTTATTTAATTCAATAATTTTTTCTGGGGTTATCCCTAAATCATTAGCAAGTTCCTCTTGTTCAAAACGAATTACATCGCCAGCAGTTTCACCTGATGGTTTTGGCGAACCAGTTTCAACTCGATATGCTTTTCCTTTATAGATTCCTTCACCGGGACGCACTCCCGGACGAAGAGCTAAATGTGTTAATCCACCAGCACCAATACCACCTACTAAAGCATCCTGCCAATCATCCATTATATGATCAAATGCTGCTTTAACAGCAGTCGGAATATCTTCTGGTTTGCGATAATCATATCCGAAATATTCCAGAAGATTATGACCCATTGTTTCAACTACTTCTTGAAGTCCTTCCCACCCACCTTTACGTAGCACAGCCATAATAGTTTTAGCACCAGGTTTTAACAACCTATCAAAACCTATTTTCTCTGTTGCATATGTCCATGCACCAGCCATCTGTGCAAGTTTAGATGCTATGTCAGGTGGAACATCTTTGTCTCGGAGACGGTTATACATACCACCAGTTTCAGAAGCAGCCAATGTTGCGAGTCCTACTTGTGGACTTTTCGTAAGATAAGTAGTTCCAAGAACTACACCTATGGATGTTAATCCAGAACTCACAGCACTAACAGTTTTGCTAACAGGTCTATCACGCCATCTTGCTTCAACCATATCTGGGTTAGGGGCTTCCCAACCTTTGTTTGCTTGTTCGGCCCAAAAATCAGAAATCTTCTTACCGGAGTCGGCATGTTTCTTCATTTTCCTATCATAGAACGATAATGCCTTATCGGGTCCATATTTGCGAATAAGGTGTTCAGCTACAACACCAACACCGGGCATATCGATATGCTTAGTTATCACACTACCTATCGGAGCCTCTGCCCCCATACGCGCTATACCACCAAGTAAACCACCTGCCATAGATTCGATAGTTCTAACAGGAGCAGCAGCGACTTCTTTAATAGCTTGACCAGCTTTCTGGATCGTGGTTAGTTCTGTCCAGGTTCCGGTAGCACCAGCACCCCTGAATCCAGTTTCAGGAATAGTTTCCCATTCATCTTCTTCTGTGATTGTTACCCAATCGTTTGCCATGTTTTCCCACCATCATATGAGATTCTTTCTTTTCCGGTACGCCTGTTTCGTTGCCTAATTACTTTCGGTTTTGTTACTGTTGGTACTCGTTGTGGCTTTATAGATTCAGTTACTTTATCACTGAATGTACCACCTTTAGTACCCGGTTGTACTATTCTGCGAGCAATATCAGGCATTCCAAGAAGTTCTCTTTTACGTTTGGCAATATCTTTTTCTTCTTGCAACCATGCTCCGTATATTCCAATTTCTTCTGGTTCAGCTTTTCGCCAATTACCCATTATATCTTCATCAGTTTTCGGATCTTTTGCAGGAATAGTTGGATCCCAGATTTGCAATTCTTGTCTTTCTTTTTCTTTAGGTAATGGCCAGCCAAGTTTACCCCTTCTCTCAAATAATTTTGGTATTCGTTTTCCAACCAGTCTAAAATTCTCAAGCTCTTGAGATATTCTATGGCTATATACATCAAGTTCACCAAACTGTTGTGGTACCGGTCGTTCCTTTTTTTGTGTAGGATACATTGATCTTGCTACATCAGCCCCGAATGTCACACGTGCTTTAATTTCTTCTGGGTTTGTTATTGCACCCTGTTGTGCGAGTCGATCTATGTTCTGTAACTGCGCCAGTTGTTGTTGCGCTTGTTGATTGAACTGAAGCATTTCTTGCTTAGCCTTCATATCAATCTGGCGTAACATTTGTTGGGCTTTAACAGCACCAATAAATCGTTTACTTCTATTTATTTCCTGCCATTGAAGAGCATATTTATCTTGTATCCGTTGTCTGCCAGTTTGAATCTGTTCGTTGAGCATCGATTCAGGTGTCAGATCACGCTGGGTAGCAGCAGGAAGTTGTTGGAATGGCAGACCCCATCCTGGTCTTGCACTACCAGTTGTTAAATTGCTTGTTCCTGGTCCGTTCATTTTATCTCCTATGCCACGTGCTTTGCGTGACCACAATCATACCAATTATTTCCATCACAAATTAATACCCAACCACCGGAATCAGATAAAGTTTCATCACTATCATCACACAAATATAATTGCTGTGTGCTCAAGCCTTCAATGTGTTGTAGTGTTACACTTTTTGTATGGTCTATGATTGTCACATGCAATACTTGTCCCGCCACACCACCGGTAAACCCACTTATAAGTGCAGGATTATCTCCGTCCAAATCAAGAAGCAAAATGTTGATTCCCGCAACATTAGTATTGTTTGTTTGTCCTGATGGGTGGATTATCAATGTTTTGGGTGATATTCCATGATCTACACCAGTATCATCGGTAAACATTAAAATATTTGGTGCAGCAGTTTTGACCCATATCTGCCCATAAGCTACTGAATGTGCACTTGCTGCTGCTTGTTCTTTTAAGAAAAGACCGCCAGTTACTTTAAGTATTAATACATCACTTGTTAAGTCAGTATTATAAATTGCAAAATCATCTGAATTCATAGCCCTTCTTAATTGCCAATCTTCAGCTCCAAGAGTTTCAAAAGCAATATAAGCTACTTCATCGGCAGGAGCATTTATAAAAATACAAGCATTATGCGTAGTCGATTCAATTTCAAGTTTAGCATTGCCACCTACTTTTTTAAGATGTAAAAGTTCATTAACAACACCATCTGCTGTCCCAATACCGACGTTACCACCAAAAGGGTTTAGGAGAAGTGTACTAAGACCTACGGTTGGTACTTTAGACTGTATTCCAGAAACATTATTAGTATTATCAGTAAACAATACTAAACTCTGTGTAACTTGGTCAGTAATTGAATGTAATGAAATAGCGGCTTCCCCATCTACAACCTGACCAGCTATATTAGAATCTTTTACAACAGTAAGTTTCCCTCTTGAAGCCGTTGTTCCAATAACGACATCGCAACCTGTAATTTCAAGAAAATCATTAGTATCATCAAAGGCTAATTGGACTCCATTTCCTACCGTTCCACCATCAGGTATAATAAGATTACCAGTAAGTGTTGTAGTGCCATCAGTACCGTTAAGCGTAAGTCTTGCTGTAGCGAAGCCTATATAAGAATCGTCTGTATTGAATATAATGTGACCAGGTATAGTTAAATTCGTACCCCCACTCATTGTAATTGAATTACTAAATGTCACTATACCAGCAGTAGTAAATGAAAATGCACCGGCACTACTATTCACACCATCATGTTCGAGAGTATCGCCATCATGTAAATGTGCACCTGGGGGAGCAGTAGCCGTCCAACCTAAATTACCACCACCATCAGTTTTCAAAAGTTCATTAGCACCACCATCGATATTAGGCAATGCCCATATTTGATTTGCCGTTAATGCAGGAGCTTCAAACCCCACATAATTAGCACCGTCATCATAAAATCGTAATTCATTGAAATTAGCTAAACCAAAATAAGCACCATCAAGAACTAATGACGTAGCGGCTGTTAAAATTAAATTAGCAGTGCTGTTTTGAATTCTTATATCACCATATGTGCCGCCATAAGCAGTAACAAAGATATAGAAATCAGTATCGGTAATAGCATTTATTACTACTCTATTTGCTTGAGCATGACCTGAACCATAAGCATCAAAAGCTAATTCTGATTGAGATGTTCTTGCGATGAATCCAGCGCGTGCTGCATTGCCAGCATTTGTGTTTTCTATATCTACTCTTCGGATAAGATTACTGGTATTATATGTTATTTGAATTTCCCCAGCTACACCAGCTTCACCTATGCCTAAGCCTGCAAACTGAGGGATTGCGTCACTTGAATAATCTTGACTAACAATAGCATCATCTTCCACTGTCAATGTCTTGCCAGCAGCACTAAAGTTTAATGCTCCTGCATTGGTAGCACATGCCGTTAATAAATTTGCCGCTGTATAATTAGATGCTGTGATAGTACCAATAGTAATTAAATTTTCATTATCAAAATCAATAATCCCTGTAGAACTCGTTATTAGTGGATTATCACCAGCAACATTTATTCTCAAATATCTGGCATATAGACTTTCCATAAAAGAAAAGTCATTATCACCACACTTAAAATAAAGTTGTTCTACAGAATATATATCACTTGTGCCAGCATCATTAGAACTCAGAACAAGATAATTTGCCGAATCTTCTGCAAATATATAAAGGATACCATCTGATGAAACTCCTAATGCCTCTGGCCATACTTGTATTTCTGATGCTCTTAAAACATCCTGTATATAAGCATCATCTGTTGAAGTCAATTGTTCCGCTTGAATAGTTCCGGTTGCAGTTACATCTACAAATGTAGGACTTGCAATAGTTCTCAAATCTTGATTTACATAACTATCTCCAGTTATATGTCCACCAAGAGAAAGACTAATATCATAAGTATAATTAAAACTATCCCGATAAATCTGTATAGCATAAGAATTTGTTGCTTTATCTGCTTGGAGATTATTAGCTATTCTCAAACCTACCGCTTCAGTAATCACACCACCTAAAGAACCATCAAGAATAAATTCAGCGGCACGCATGATAGTTACACCATGACCTTTAGAGTCAGCACTTATTGATAATCCTTCAAGTATTGCTACGTCATTGCCTGTATCTCCTGGTGCTTCCGTGCGCGCTTTTAACTCCATTCCCCGTATTGTACCAGTAGCATCGAGAGCACCATTACTGACATCGATATACGCACCACGTAAAGTACCGGTTAATGCAGTTGCGTCTGTTTGCAAACCAGTAACTCGTAATACATTCAGACCGGTAGCAACTGTACAAGTTTTGGAAAATACTGAAGTGGCAGCCGTTATTGTATTTGTCACATATGTATTAGCAAACGTAGGGCTACCATCACGGCCTAATCTCATTTTGATCTTATTAACAATGAGATCAAGGCGTTTCCAGTCTTCAGGTATGACTCTCGGTATAGCTAATGATTGTCCCATTTATCCAGTTACCCATTCAGGTTGTTCAGATCTCCATCGTTCAGATGCTCCCCACATTGGTTCTCCGAAACTAACATCTGGGCGTTCATGCGTAGTACCCATCCAATCTGGCACTCGTTGTTCTGCTGTATCATATATCGATGGAAATTGTCGTGCGTATCCACCACCAGTTGGTGTAGTTGCAGTTGGACGATCACGCCGTGCCATTCCCTGCATAGCAAGGTCACGTTGCATCTGTGCTAAATATAATTGCAAACTTCTTTGCATTCCTGTCTGACCTGCTTGAAATCCCATACCAGCTTGTGTCATTTCTATACCAGAAATCGCCTGTGCTCTTCGCTCTTCTACACCTAATCGTGTTGGTGCTCCAACTTCTTCTTCATATTTCTTACCAAGTGTACCAGCCATAGTAGTACCAGCAAGACCAGCACCCACAAGATGCTGCATTCCTGCCGAAACAGCTTTCACTCTTCCGCGTTCTAATCCTGCTTCGACACCTTTGCCAAAACCGCCACCAGGTTGATAATATGCTTTAGCTCTTTGTATGGCTTCAAGTGCTGATGGATCAATACCAGATGATGTAGTTGCTGGTGCTGCTGCTCTTATTGGTGCCCGTCTCGCCATAGGGGAAGGAAGTAAATGTTCTTGTCCTCTTGGTACTGTTATTGTATAATCTTGTAACGCCATTATAACACCCTTCCGATCTGTTTAACATCCAGGGTTAATTTTTCAAAACCCCAGGTTTCTTCTACTGTATTATTACCAATTTTAACCGCACCGAATCTACCTCGTGCTTTTTTGCGATCCTTATTACCTTTCTGATAACCAGGACTATTGAATGTGCCGGAATATTTGGCTGTTGCCGCTGTAATATCTTTAGTTATATGTTCAGATGTTCTTGCAGAAAAAACTGAAAAGTCAATATCATTTGAGTCATCTTCATCACCTGATATACCACCAGCAGATACGATATTTATATTACCTAACGTACCGTCATTGATACCATTAGATAATTGTAATGGTCCAAGGACTGCATAACTATCTATAAGTTGATTTGTATCATCTGATTTAATATCACTCTTGGCACTTTTATCAAACTTTCTAATGTATCCATCTTTACAACCTATAAGTAAATCTCTATAAGTTGGATCATTAGCAGCATAATAAAACAAAGAATATGATCCGCATTGATCTGACGCATAATTTTCAGGAAAAAACCCTTCAGTCTTCAGATCATACCAATAATTAGAATTAGAACCATCAGATAATTTAGTGATACATATAAGTATACCATAATCTCTTCTATCATACGCCATAGTAATACGGTACGTTGATGGATCTGCGGCTTCATCTTTAACTAAATCAGGCAATGCTATCGCTGATAGACATATTGGAACCCCAGGAACAGTGGTTTTATAAAACCCATTCGTACCCCAAAAATATAAATTCCCTGCACCGTCCCAACAATAACTATTAGCTCCAAAAATACCGGTAGTTAAATCGAGTGCGAGCAATTCTCCACCGTAGGCTGGATCACCGGCCATAAAATGAATAGAAGTAGCACCACCAAAAATAAGATAATCATCTTTATATGGTATGAGGCAACGTACAATATCACCAAGTTCACCAGCATCAGCAGCTTGACCTTTCACGGGTGTTCCTGCATCACCTGCGAGATAAGCAAAATCCCAAAGTACATTTTGGCGTGTCATATACCATTGATTCGGATGTTCTGGATTACCAGATATAATTCCTCTACCGCAATATAGACAACCGAGATATGCTTTATTTGGCATGGAACCGTAAGTAGCCGTATCACCATTATAAATAGTCCAGTCATACCAGTGCGGTGAAGCATCAGCAGCGACAGATAAACTCCCAGCCGTTATTACATCAACATCATCAGCATCTTTAATAGCATGTGTAGTTGTGAACGCTTCTGCATCTCCATCATAATAAGCATATCCATAAATAAGATGTTTCAATGCTGTTGTAGTATTGTATTCCGATATAAAATCTACAACCATATGTGCATATCTACCAGCTACCTCTTGATACTGAGATAAAATATCACCATGCTTGGGAAGATTAGTAATTGCAATATCAGATGTCAACTTAGTATTAACAAAATCTGCTACTCCAAGATTAGCACCATTCACTACGAATACTTTCTGATATGCCTCGAATATATTAAGCTGATCAGCAGTGTTAATATCACCAGCAGTAAAATCATTATCAGCATCTAACGGTGTCATTGTTCCTGCCGCCATAATATCCTCATAATAAACAGTATTATTTCCTGCGGCTACAAGTCTTTTGATAGTTGCTTTTTCAATAGTAACCGCTACCATCAAACATCCTCAATCCATATCTTATTATTTGCAACAGCTACTAATCTCCTAACTGCCATCATACCACTTTCTCCTGTCGGAGTTCCTGTTGGTTCTCCTTCTGCATCGAGTGTTACACCTGTTGGTAATGGTGGGTCAAATATAATACTTGAAAATGACCATTCATCACCATCGGCAGTTTCTTCTGTCGAAGGCCAATATGTGTCTACTCTCCAATAATAAGTTTCATTATACAATCCTGCTCCGATAGTTGCAATAAGAAAAGCAGCAGCTATAGAAGTAGCCGAACCTTCTTCTATAATTAAACTCAACTCACCTGATACTGTTCCCCAGTACACATTATATACTTCTTCATCCGGCGGAGTTTCACTACCACTCACCCAAGTGAACTCTTGATAATCAAGAGTCATTCCAGTAGCTCCAATGGTAGGAGCAGGTGTTTTAGCTTTAATTGGCCCCCCAGTACCCCAAGTTTCAAATAAATAATCACTATTTGTAGATGGTGTTCCCCAAGTAGAACCAGCATCAACAGAATAAGTATGTTTTCCATCAGAATATGGATCACCTGTTGTATCATCTCTCCAATATGTATCACCTGTTCCAACAGCAGGTCCAACAACTATTGCATATTGTGTGGCAGGAGCTAAAGAATAAGCAGCACCAAATGTAATTACTTTCCATTCTCCCGCTGTATTAGTAGTTAAAGTATCTCTGTTAAAAGTTGCAGAAGCCTTATCAACACCAGTAGGTTTTCCAGTTTCAACATCAACTTCTCTAATACTTACAGTTATAACTCCATCTGAACCAGCAACCATTCTATATAAAAATAACTTAACACTTTCAATCGAATAGGGCAATGAAGTGGTAAATGTTTGTGCCCTCCAATTAGTCGGGCGTACAACACCACCAAAGCCATCTTCCCCAGTATTGTAATAATCCTGTAATTCTGCTGCCATATCACGCTACCGAACTTACAGTGCACATTGCAACCACAGGTTGTTCTGCCGCACCTATTTGTGTACCTGCACCCCATTTAGCCAATCCCGGTCTTTGTCCACCACGCAATCGATTAGATAGGGTATCATATGGCCTAACATTTAACATACTGAATGATGTTAATGGGGGTTGTTTTTCGGTTACAAAACCCTTGTGCAAACCCTTGATGGGAAAGAAAATTTCCATTTTATAATTCCAAAAATGGGAACCAGATTCCATTCAAACGTTCACTGACTCCCGTTATGATATTCTGTATATCACTACATCCTGAGACAGTAGTAGTCGTATTAAATCGCTGATATTAAAACAAAATTAGGTACTGCTTTAGTTCCTTGATTAAGATATACGAGAGACCCACCACCAGTTAAAGCCCTAAGATAAACACACCCACCTGCATAAACATCTGCAGTAGCTTCTAAATCCGTATGTCCGGGAGTACCATAACATAACATAACGCCGTCTTCAGTTTTGAAGATTGTACGTATTGTCGTACTTGATGCTGGTGCAGCGATCATGTTATCTAAAGCCCAGCCCAAAAATGCTCGATTTACTGACATTTTAATTTCCTTTCATTAACTGGGATTATATTCACCCAATCTTGTTTAATTTTATGGTCGAACCATATCTACGCCATCGCAATCTAAATAAGTAAAACCACCACTCAATCGTCCACCTCTGATTAAAGAACCATTCAACATCGGTCCTAATGTTCTTGGAGCACTTCGTTGATCAACTTTGAAAGCGTTCAATAGTGCTTTCTTGTGATAGTAGTCTGTCCAGAACGTATCCATATGTTCGTCCTGGGATTCCATTTCTGTTCTGGCCAAACATGCTGCCTCAATAGCATCATCGAATTGATGACCTACCGGGCATAGATTATCGGCTGGTTCAACTATGTATTTGCTTGTAGTATCAGGTGTAGTTCCACCTGACAGACCAGCATTGAATAGAAATGTACCAGTGTTTCTTATGAAGTCATCTATCGTAGCATATTCACCGATACCAGCACCAGCGACAATACGAATTATCCAAGTATTAAAATAATCATTCGCTTCATTGTCTTTTCTATCTGTAGCATCAACTAAAGTAGTTGCACCACCACCTGTAGCAGTACCACCTTCCATATCCATCTGATCAAAATGAAGCGTATAGGGAAATTTTACTACATAAGCTGATCCGGGTTGCGGATCAACTATCATTTCCCACTGTCTTGTAGACATTAATGCTTCACTTATAGGTTGATATGGTCGTATCGCTGCCTTATTCGGAATACCAGTATTCACACTAAGAGATCTTCGTGCTCGTATGACTGATTCGTCGCACCACTCAATTCTGGTCCCTACACTGGTATCAGCATCATATTCAATCGGACCATCCACAGTACCGCCGAAGTTTGCAGCGAGTTTATATCTGGCAGCATCAAGATCGATGTTATCAACTCCATCACCTTCAGCATCGAATGTCACGGTCATCAGTCTACGCATCCACCGCCAACCTTTAAGCGGTGCATCGGCCATGAACATTCTAATACCGTTTTGAATGTATCGCTTACACAGTTTGAGATTATATTGATCAACTGGAATATGTATCACACCAGTTGAAGTATACTCAGCTATACCGAGTTTCTCAGCCACACGCAACATTAGATCTCTCATCGTAGTTGTACCACTGGGTTCTGCCATTACTTTACCTCTTCTGCTTTCACGATTCTACAGATCGCTTCCTCATCTATCTCACCACCGAGATTAGCCTTACCCTCAGCCGTTAACTCAACCAACCTATTCAGTGCTTGCTTCAGCACACCGATCTCACGCTCGTCCAGTTCGAGCGAGTCTTCTGTACACTCGCGTACTTGTCTGGCCACACCAACAGCTTCAGCAATATCTTCGGCTGATTTGAAAATACCTACACTACGAAGCCACACGCTGATATTAGTTTTGAGTGGATACACTTCAGTTTTGTCCTCAAGTTGTCGAACTTCTTTGCCATCTACTGTTTTGGTGATAGGCACTTGTGCTGTCACTTCATACTCTGATAAATCAATTTTGAACTTCTTCATTTTTGTTTCCCTTCCAAACGTGGGTTTCATTAAGACCCGGCCCGGTGCCCCACGTTTTCAAGGGCACCGGGTTACGAGTCAGTTAAAGACTGTTACTGTGCTGTTTTATAAGCACGAAGATGATAAACATTAGCAGGACTATCTGGACCTATCATCACTGGAATATATTTATCAGTTGCAGCTTCCTGCGTAGTAGCATTAGCTACAGTAGCATCACCACAATCACCAGCATTATAAATATGGAGCAGATAATCAAAATTGTAAGTACCAGCATGAACAGTTATTACAGAAACCATACTGGGTACTCCCCCGACACTTGCGCTTTCATCTATAAAATATTCAGCTAAAAGTGCTGAAATATATAAGGTAGTTAAATCAGGTGTGCCAGAACTTCCAATAGCAGCATGAACCGCAGCATTAAAAGTTGCACCTTCAACAAAACCAGTTGCAAGTGTAAGTCCTACACTAATGCCTTTAATATTACCACTTAATGCAGCACTGGCTTTTGCCCTTACTTTAATCAAACCACTACCAATATCACCAGCACCTTTAAGTTCGCCTTGAAAATCTAACATACAAAGCGAACCAGCAGTTTGATAGGATTCAACATACGCATGATGTAACATCCCACAAGAACCTTCATCAGTTCCAATAAGGAGAGCTAAATCATCTGATCCTGAATACATAAACATGTTTGGATCAATTTTGGCCCAAACTAAACCATTATCGGTTGAACGATCAATGGTTTCCATTGCAATACCGATTGGACGGCCCCAACCGGCTGTTGTAGGCATATAGGTAGCATCTTTTAGGGCTAAAAGAGTTTGGTTAAATGTACAATCAGCATCTGTGTAAACCGGAACTACGGCACCATTTGGTACGAAAATCTCAATCATATCACCATCAGCACCGGCTTTAGGGCCAAGACACTTAACGATACCAGCAAAAAACATAAAATTTGCCGCTTTTGGTTGTTCAACAATAAACAAACGACCAGTATAAGTCTGTACACCTTCAGCATAAGCAGTACCAGCACCACCAATATGATCACTTGGTGGATTACTACCTACACCACGTTCCTTATGATCACCCGCGATGTCACTATTATAACAAACAGCGTCACCTACTCTAATTGTATTGCTTTCTGTAGTTGGACGAAAAAACACTCTTTTACTCTGAGCTATCGGGTCGATTGCTCCCGTACTCATACTTACTACTTTACTCATAGTTTATCTCCTGTTGTGAACTGAGACGATCAGGTCTCAGCCAGGGGTTAATATTATCAATTAGCAACGATGGGTTTGTGCATTACAAAACCAGCTTGCCTACGATTGACGCACAGATTATTGTGAGAACCATCCAGGAAGACGGTGAAGGTCGTATGCTGAGTTCTATCAGTCATCGGTTCACTCTCTTCCATCCAGTAACCATCCTGTACATAAGGGATGAATTTCTCAAAGTCAACACAATAAATCGGATCTACTTCGACTTCATCGTAATCGGCTTCTTTGTTAGTAACGCCATCCAAATTGGTAATGTAAATAACCGGCAAACGATTCAGGTACACAGTGGCACCGTCATCGATACGGATATTACCGAGTACATCTTTACCACGATGAAAATCATCTCTGGCATCAGCTAACACTTGTAACTCCACGATAGTATTAGCATTACAATAAACT